CTAAATCATGTCATCGGTCGCAGCACCGTCACTCTCAAGGAGAGACTTAGATGTCTTTGCCTCAGTTGCGAAAGTAGATCCCGATGAAATTATTAAACAGGTTGTCGATAGGGATTTAATTGGCCATTCGTCTATAATAAGAGACACAGTTTTAAAATGTCAAGTTAATGAAGTATTATCGCGTAATAATTTACGTACTGCCAGTAACATCCGCAGAATTAAAATTAATAATGTATTAGATGCAGATTTACAACAATCTATCTGCTCAGTTTATCCTGAATTCGAATTCGACTTTGTACAGAATAGATCAACACCTCATGCCTATTCTAGAGTTTGCCGCATGGTCGATCACCATCTTTTCGAATCCTTTTATCATAAACCAGGTAAACTCATAAACTATCATCACGAAGCCATCGATATCGGTGGTAATTATATGTACCACATCAAACAACAAGATGGGGTGCATTCTTGTGTACCAACTTATCTAGATATTAGAGACGGTCAAAGAAAAACTAACAGATCGTATGAGTTGCACAGGTACGCTGCTAAAACTAATCAACATAGTAGTGTATTCAACCGTTATTTTTGTGATAACAAAGCTCAACACTGTGCAAAAACCGCTCCAGTTTTATTATTCCATCACAGTATTTATGATATATCAAATGCTAATATTGCTGATATTTTTCAAATTAAAAATGCTCTTGTTGGTTACGCAACGATTATTTTTACACCTGATATACTACTTCGTGATAGTTCAAGATGTCAACCTATGGATTTCGTTTATACCATCAAAGAAGTTAACAAAATCAAGACAATCAACTTCGATTTCCATATGGATTCAAGTTTTGGTTATTCACATCGATTAGACAATTATTTAGACAAACTAAAAAGTGTATTTGTTTCAACTGACGGTACCGTTCGCGTGGTTGCCGAAAGAATGATACGTGCTAATAACACCATGTACATTTATTTCACTCGTGTCACAACACCTTTTCAATCTTCTTCCTTATCTTATAACGTTTGGCACAGCGCTTTAAATGATAAATGTATAGCACACTGTTACGATTGGGATAACTCAATCTCTTCCACTCGTCCAGTACATCATATGGTGTATCGACCAGTACTCTGTTCGACTTCACTGTATGAAGCCATTTTTCAATTTGCTATGGGTTTACAAACCGGTTCCTTTACAATGGAATCTATTCGTACAGCGGCCGGTTCTTATAATCTTCGGTACGTAGTTAATGGTGTACAGGTACACAATGTTAGTAGATTGTGTTATCGTGATTTAGAACTAATTGTCAGTAACATCTATATATTAGCTTATAATTGCAAATACAACACAACTAAAGTTAATCAGGAACAAGTACGAGACGTGGTTGCTGTTCGTAATACAGCAATGGCAGGTTTTTGGAAAACATTTTTCACGAAAGTTAAGATCGGTTACCAAAACATAAAATATGTTTTTTCCGGTGGTATGAGACCTAACGCCACAAAACATCAGTATCTTTTTGGTAGTGCTGATAACGAGCAGTTTATAACAAGACTGACAGATATTGTCGACGAAAATACAAGTCGTGAAGATTTGCAATTATTGCTTCAACCTGGTACACTCTCTTTGAGAGGTGATCAATACTATTTTGAGGCGATAGAGTCTGATGTCGCGAATAAAGCCAATTTTGAAAGACCTATAATGCGCCATCATGTTTGTTCTTTGAAACTCGTCCCATTCGTTCGAGAGAATGTTGCTGATTGTTTATATACGTCGGTTTTATATCTGCTAGATCTTGGTTTAACTGTCATTCAATTTAAAGATCAACTGCTTAATCACCCAATAATAAACGTTCCATCATCAGTTAAGAAAGTAAGAGAAATGTTGTCTAATAACTGTTTTGCCGATACAGATGTATTACATCACATCTGTAATGTTTATAAAGTGCAATTTTGTCTACATACCATATCAGACGTTACAACGCATCAAATATTTGGTGAAACAGGTGCACTTTACCATCTACAACTAGAGAATGAACACTTTAGCCCTTTGTTTGAAGTGACTGTGGATCCAATTATCAAAACTATTATCAGACCATCTTCGTTACCACTATGTACAAATCTACCTCTTTGTAAATATCCATCTAATATGTACATATTACCACCTTCTGAACTGGGTTACTCCAGCATTTCGTCTGTTGAAATACAAGAAATCTTAAAATCAACCGGTTTCTTTGGTGAAAAGATCATATTGTATAATCGTAAAAGTGATGGTATTGCTAATTACCTCAATACTGTTCGTTGTAAGTTATATGCCGACCCAAGTTATCCATCCCGGTTTGCTTTGAAACTACCTGAGTTAAACCGCTACTCTCAAGAGAAAATTGAAAATCGCTTGAAGATCGTTTCGATTGCTGATCTTATTATTTTTGACAAGTTCGACGAAGACAAATTTTTCGATTCCTTTATACATGCTAATAACAAAACAAAATACATTTTTAGATCGAATATTCGTATGTTATCAGATGAATTACAATTACTGTTATTTCACTTCCATCATGTGGAAATACATCGATCCCAGTACAGCGCATATCAACAAGACGCCATCTATATTCTGTGTCATGGTTTGCATGCTCAACGTATCCCACCAGTCATACCGTTATGTAACTATCTTAGCTCTGCATACCAAGACTGGAGAGATCGTATTGATTATGTAAACACACACGGCATTCAGTCTTTGGGTGGTGACGATTTGAAATATGCTAAACTACACTTTACATCTAGTTCTTTATCTGGTGGATCCAAGTCCGCTTTTATTCAGTTTTTACGTTCCACTTTTTCTCCAACTCCTGAAGCCTATCTTAATATTATCGAGATGAACGGTCTAAACAGTAGGATTCGAACCACACCTACTTATGTCAGAGTCTATCCCTTGGCTAAATATGATGTAATTGATACCAGAACACCAATCGACTTACCAACTGAATTAAATGACACTATCAGTATACATTCTAGCGTGTCCTGCGTCGATGCTTCAGCACGTAACTCTAATGTTGAACCAGATGTAGAACTACCTTCAGCGACAGAAGCAGAACAACCACAAAAATCAAAACGCGCTTCCAGAACATCTTCTGTTTCTAGTCATTCGTCTTTCAAAACAGCAACAAAGACTCCATTTACTCCCGTTGACGTTATACAAGTACCAGCAGTGCCTTTGGATTTACCGTCTTACTCTTTTAAACCATTCTACAATTATTGTTTTAACAGCAAGAAAAGTGTCCAACTTCCTAACTTTATTAATGCCTTAAGAGAATTGATTGAATACCATCGTATAGTTAAATTTTCGATTGCCGAAGATTTAAAAACAGTATTGTTAAGCGTAAATTGTGCAACTAATATTGTTGGTGAAGGAGATACTAAAAAGAATTACACGTCTGCATTACTATTACATCCAGATAAATATCCAGACGTACGTATTTTGTACAACGATGAAGTTATACATGACGCTACAAATATCAGTAGTTTTGATTATAAATACGTTTTAAATGATGATAAGAGGAGTGGTAGCTTTATACCCTACTCGCAGAAAACCACTGGTCTTTCTGTATGTTCAGCAGCTACAGAAACTCATTTAGATGATAACATCTACGCTGCCACTAAGTCACTTTTGTTAGTGAATGATTATGATTTTAAGGTTAGTGTTAAGAATGGTGTACCCGGTTGTGGTAAGTCTACGTATATACTGAATGCACACGAAAAATTTAAAGATTTGGTTTTGTTTCCAACTAAAGCGTCGAGAGAAGATTTTGTTCGACGTGTAAAAACAAAGTATGCACCGTTTAAATTCGATGAGAGCTTATATCGTCGTTGTTATCGTACAATATATTCTTTCGTTTTAAATCATAACGGCGATAAATTCAATCGTATTTTTATCGACGAAGCACGCATGAGTCATCCAGGTACAATACCTATGGTCGCAATTTTGGCACGTGCCAAAGAAGTGGTCTTACTTGGAGACAAATTGCAAATACCTTACATCAACCGCATGCCTACAGCAGTGCTTATTTATCAAAGCTTGGAGTAATCTTCGCATTCGAACCTGAACACCTTTCCGTCAGTTACCGTTGTCCACATGATATCGCGGATTATTTTAGAAGTGACTATGCCGCTATTGGTGGTGACTTTAAATC